CACCGCAACTCCAGAAACCAGTCTAGTGATCCTTCCTTGGACTGCTTCTGCTTCTTGCATGTTTTCTGTGTTCAGTATATCGCTTTTCAGTGACTCAATTCTTTTTTCAACCTCTTCGTGATCGGCATTACCGCCGACTATGGTTGTTGAATACTTGTTTGATTCGATAAGCTTTGCTGAACCTAAATGTTTCAATTGAATATCGTTTAACTTAACACCAGAAGTGCGGGATACAAAGTTGGCACCAACAGAGACAGCTAGGTCACTGAGTGTGTTTTGTCTTTCATCGCCGTAGTAGGGTGCCTTAATAGCTGCCACTTTTAGTGTGCCCCTCATAGCATTCATAATGAGTGCTGCTAATGCTTGACCCTCTATCTCTTCAGCAATAACAATTAGAGGTCTAGATTCTCTAGCTATCATCTCCAATATTGGTAAGATGGGATCAACAGCATCAATTTTGTAATCAGTTACCAATATAAGAGGATCTTCGTGATACATCACTGAGCGCCTTTCATCTGTAACAAATGCACCTGCACAATATCCAGAATGAAACTTAAATCCTTCTTCGATGTCGATACTGGTTTCAACCGACCGGGACTCTTCTATTGTAATAGAGCCATCTTGCCCAACTCTATCAATAGCCATAGAAATAAGCTTACCAATCGAAGGATCATTATTTGCTGAAATAGTTGCGATATGTTCAACGTCCTCTAAGCTAGTTACTGGCTTAGCCATGTCATCTAGATTAGAAATAACTTCTTTAACTGCTGCATTTATTCCACGTTGTAACTCTGTCGGGGATGCACCAGCAGCGATATAGCGCTGAGATTCTATTAGTATCTCTCGCGCCAATACGGTAGCAGTTGTTGTGCCGTCACCAGCAGCGCTGTTCGTCTCAACAGCCGCCCGCTTGATAATCTGTGCGCCGGCATTTTCGAATGGATCGTCCAACGAAACAAAGTGTGCTACAGTTACCCCATCTTTAGTCACGAATGGAGACTTGTCGTGCTCTTGTAATAGCACGTTTCTTCCTCTTGGTCCTAATGTCGATGCCACATTATCTGCTAGTATGTTGGCTCCGTTCATTATCTTTTGTTGCAATGTTTGATTATTGTCGTATGCTCGACTCATTTACACCTCTATGTTATCTTTATTATAATCACTTTTACAATAAATGTCAAATCTTTTTATTCTATCTCAGGTTCTTTTTGGCTGGCTTGTGCTTCTTCTGATAGTGTCTTAACAATAGCCTTGCCTTCGTCTTGCGCTTGTATGTTGGCATTCATCGCGGTCGAACGCCGATCTGCACTAAAGTATTTGCCAATATTTTTGGTAAACTCTTCTGTTGTTTTTAAGAGGGTTACAAGATTTTCACCCATTAGCTCGATGTAGATATCGGTGCATGCCTTAATATTCTTATCGGTTAAATTAAGTTCACCATAATAATCAACATCTGCGATGTTAGCAAGCTTTTCTGTAGCCGCTGCGCTGATCGACCACTGCTTACCGCCGGTGCCGCCCTTGGCTTCCATAAGTTCGCGTTCGTGTTCCATCATAAGTTTCTCTCTTTCGTGGAATTCACCAAAATAAGATTCAGCTAGCGGCTCAGGTTGCTCAGGTTGTTCGGGCTTATATTCAGCATAGCCGGCTTTGTATGTTCTCAACGCTGCACTGAGTGCTCTTTTTTGCTCTGGATCTTTGAGTTGGGGCGCATTTGCTTCAATCCAACTTTCAAAATCAAGTTCTTTACCTGCGGCAGCATCAGCGAAACCTTGCTTACGCGCAGCAATCCTTTCTGCTCTTGTTAATTCTCCGCCATATTGTCTCTGCTTTACAGCCGGATCTTTGGGATCGCTGGCTTGAGCGTCAAAACTCGCATCGTCGCCAACATTCTTTATAAACATACCCAAAGTCTGGTTGTATCCCGGAGTTTGTTTAAGAACATCACGCATCTTAATTATTTCTTCTTTGCTACCTTTCCAAACTTCAGCAAGAGCTTCGATTGCCTTGGCTTGATCTCCAAGCAGCCCTTCGTTGCCAGAAGCCAACATAATCGGTACAAAATTTCTACGATTGATAACAAATTCAAGCAACATCAGCTGTGTAACACTGCCGGCGTCGTCGGAGTTTTTTCGACCAATCAAGTATTTGATGTTGTCGACACCGGTTCCACCACGAATAAACAAATAATCAACAAGGTTGGTGAAGCTTCCGTGAATAGGTGTCTTGGGACTCAACAACTTAAGACTGACTGGTTCGCCGTCGCCAGCAACAAAGTCCTCAATGGGCAACGTTCCCCCAACACGACCAGCGATCTGTTTACCGCCCGTTACCGCAGCCATGAATCCCTCGAAAACAAAACCAGATGATGACTCACTATAATCATTAAGACATGCTTGCAGTGATTCTAAAATCATCATCATGTTTAGGATAGTGTTAAATCTCTGACCGGTTCCTTTTCGTTTTGCCCGGGCAGGATCAGCAAAGCTGTTGATGTGATCTATTCTTTGTTTGATCGTGCCTTTTCTGGTGATGGACGCGAAGATTCTGTCAATGTCTTTTCTTGATTGGCTATCAGGGTTTCCCCATGCCTCATTAGGGGTCAGTCTAGGTAGCGATAAGCGCACACTAAAACCTTCTCGGGCTTGTTCTTCAATAACGTTGGCACTGTATAATATTTCAGTAACAGATGCCATCATCTGCTCTAATTCAGTAAGTGGCGAGATTGTTTCATCTTTCTCTCTCACCTCAATAAACATATCTTTCAAATAATCACCCATGTAAAAACCTCATATAATTTCGTCAGCAATGCCTAATTCCACTGCTTCTTCTGCTGATAAATAGACATTGACTTTGCGTTCCAGCAACTTTTTCAATTGTTTCTTTGACATGCTTGTTTCGGAAACAAGCGCTTCGATATAATCTTGCTGAATCTGTTGCATAGCTTCCATCTCGTTTGCGAGATTCGGGAGAGAACCATGACTACCGCCCATGACCGAGTGTATCATCACTCTGCAGTACTTGCCGATCTTTCTTTTGCCTTTGGTTCCTCCTGCTAATAGAAGAACCCCGGCAGACATAACTTTACCCATACCAATGGTGTGTATCTCGGTTGTTTTCTTTACTTGTCTCATGATATCGTACAAGGCAAACATGTCATCTGCGGAGCCACCATAAGTAGAAATATAGAATTCAATCGGCAAATGCTTCTCTGGATCTGGCTCCATCTTGTTTGTCTCGTTAAGATATAGAAGAGCGTGAACTAGTTCGGCAATCTTCTCTGGCTCTACATCAGTAAAAATTCCAATGGTTCTCAGGTCTGGTTCTTTTGGTGCCATTTCATTTGCTATCTCTTGCAGCAATTCGCTATCAAGAGGTATAATCCTTTGCCCTGAAGAATCATCACCTAATGTATTGTCAAGTAACTCTTTTATTTTTTTAATCATCGTATTTCCTCCAAAAATCAAATACCAATTCTTTGTTTTCAGTTAGAAATTCCATTGAAGATTCCCAGTCGTCAAATTTTAAAGTTTCTCTATAAAATTTAGGATGCATTTTTAACATATATTTAATGGAATTATGTTTTAAGTTTTCAATATCGTTATTAAACTTCATTTCTATGGCGCTAATTTCTACTGAAGATTTGTCCATCTTTAAATAGTATTCTCTCAGTCTTTCACGCGTATATGTTAAATTTTCGACGCACTTAATCGTGTTTGATAGATGAACAATATGTGACAATTTTATTAGCGATAAACTAATTCTGTTCGCCCTTAAAAAGTAAAACGTCTTACATGTAACGTAGCCAAATATAAAAACTAAAGAATAAAGAAAATAATTCATGTTACTCCAAAAAAATAACCACCTAGATTGCTCTAGATGGTTATTATAACATCCCGTAAAAATATTGTCAAATTATTTGTTAGTAAGTCTGTTAAGAATTCTTTCAGCTAATTGATCAACCAACTGATCGTTCTTGTTTTTCTTTGCCAATCTGGCGGCGACACGACGAGCAACTTCGTTAACAACTTCTTCTTCACTGCCTTCTTCCATCATATCGCGCATACCGGGCTCGTCATCATCCATATCCATTTCTGGTCCTGCATCCATATCCATTTCTGGCTCTGCATCCATGTCCATATCCATGTCATCTTCGTCGTCCATTTCAACGCTGGTGGGCTCTCCCATGACATCTTCGAGTGCTGATTCAAGAGCGCTCATAAAGTCATCAACAGACACCATGCCGGCGGCAGCACCTTCGTCTCCCGCAGCATCCATGTCCATATCCATCTCTGGTTCTTCTTCGGCATCCATACCCATATCCATTTCCATGTCTTCTTCGTCACCCATGTCCATGTCTTCTTCGTCGCCCATCATATCTTCGTCATCACGGGCGCCGGGCATGCCGTACATCTCTTGAATTTTTGCATCACCAACGGCTCCAAGATCAGCCAATTTCAGAAACTTTCTAATTTCAGATTCTGTTAATAATGTTTTACGGGACATTTAGTTTTCTCCTTAAAGTAAATTCCTAGTATAAATAGTGCCCATTTTCTTAATAACCTAGTTTAAGAATGAATTTAGTGGGCTGTTTTTGATTTTCTTCAGCGCTGCTGATTCAATCTGTTTGATTCTGGCGAATGAAACGCCAATCCTTTCACCTATCTCTCTCAGTGTCATAGGTCCGTTCTCGTATATGGAAACCAAACAACAATTATATTCCTGTTCGTATTCAATAAAGTGCCTACAATCTGTTTTATCGCATGTTTTTTGTTTCTTCATACACTCTCTGCTGCAACTCAATAATCCATCTTTTTTCATAAATCTGGAAACTCCTCCGCTATCATATCAAATATATCCTCAACCTGTTCTTCGTCTAAGCCCAACTCTTGGACTAGTGCTTTTCCTTTCTCTTCTAATTTCTGTATTTTATTCTTTCTTTGTATCGAGAGTTTTCCATTCTCTCGAACAAATTCCACAAGCCTGTCGTCACCTTTAAGGTATCCGGTTATTAGGCTGCGAAAAAACTTTGCTTGTGTGATTCCGTCATTCTTTAGTTTAACGACAAGCTGGGCATGTCTGTGATCCGTATCTGTAAAGACTATCCTTTTCAGATTTTTGCCGTACTCCGTATTCGATTCGGACACTACCATTTCCTGCTGAGAATGTGTGTCTTGCTCTCTCCAAGACCGGCAGTTGTTTGTGTGACAAATTTTGCTTTTGCTTGTAACTCGGATATAGTTCTGCTGCCGCTATAGGACATTCCAGATCTCAAGCCTCTTTCTAGATTCTCAAGTATTTTTCTGACCGGACCACGATAGGGAACCCTTGCAGACACACCTTCGTGTGAGGAAAATTTACCTCTCCAGCTAATCTGAGCTTCCTTCGAAGCCATACCTCTATATGTTTTCCACCTAGTACCGTCTGATTCTTCAAATACTTTACCGGGTGTTTCATCGGTGCCTGAAAAAATTGAACCGCACATAATTGCATCAGCGCCGGCGGCTATAGCTTTTACCATATCTCCGGAGTTTCTTATACCTCCATCAGCTATTATGGTTACGTCTCTATTGGTGCGTGCACAGTCAAGTATTGTCTGGTAGCCGGGTATACCATGACCGGTCTCAATTCTAGTGGAGCATATCGATCCACCGCCAATATTACACCTGACTGAATCTGCACCCCAATCTGATAAATCATCTATTCCCTCAAGGGTGGCAACATTACCTGCCATAATGTGTATGTCTTTTCCGAAGTCATTTCTTAAGTTCTGTAGCGCCTCTTTCATCAATACATGATGACCGTGAGCAACATCGACACACAAAAAAGAGACACCTGATTGTAGAAGCATCTTTGCGCGGAGCATGTAGTCTCCTGTAATTCCAATGGCGGCGCCAATAATAATATCTTGCCTGTGTTCTTGTTTTGCTATTTCTCGTGCGAGGGTTGCTACTTTTTGCTGTTCTTGAATCGTATTGTATCTGTGGATGATCGCTGCACCTCCAGAAACCCCTACAGCGACCGCCATCGGCGCCTCAGAGATAGTATCCATCGGTGAAGCTAGTATCGGTAAATCCAACACCAAACCATTACCTAAGTCTGTTGTTGGTGAAACTTCGCTTCTGCTTCGTATGTCAGAATACTGTGGCTGTAGAAGAACATCATCATAAGATAAAGCGTTGCTCACAAAGCCTCCCTGTTAATAAACCTTTTAATGTCACCAACTCGATACCACGTCTTGCTGTTTGGCTTTGCCGGTTCTGGTAAAAGTCTTATAGTTGGTTTTCTGTTTCCAATATTGGTGTGGATCACAAAAATGGTAGGAACTCCATTGAAGCTCAATTTTTCCTCTATGTCAGGGCAATCCGCCACATTGCATGCTAAAAAGTGTAGATCCTTATATTTTTCTTCATTTGAAATATCCGTATAGTAATCACTCAATGCATGACACAGGTGACACTCATTTGAATAAAACTTTAAAACACATGTTGAGTTTTCTCTGACATCACCTTTTAAAATTTTTTCTAGAGACTCATTCGATATTCTTGTTACTGCCATTCAATACCTCCTTTGCTTTGTTTATGCATTCCGGACAAAATAATCTTACTACTTCTTGCTTCACCACAACACTCCAAGACGCTATCATCTCTCTATCCTTTTTATCAAAATCTTTTTGACAAACATCACAAGCTTCCGGTAATTTACCGAATTGTGCAATTTGAGCTGACATCTTCTCTTGAGCATCTGCTCCCATTTGCTTCTTTAGTGTTCGGCGTTGTTTTCGGTTCATCGATTCATTGCCCCGAATACCTGTTGTTGTCCAGTTCCATCAAAGACTATAACGGCAGACGGAAAGGGTGCAGAATTTACACTATCACCAAACTTAAGACGACCTTTAACAAAGTGAACCTCATCAGCCTTCATCACATATTGATGCCAATACTTGGTGTCAGTTCTCGCTGGAATGAGCATAACAACTTTGGTATTTTCTTTGCGAGATTCTTCATAAGCTTTTTTAATCCATTTGTCGATTCCGCGACCGTACGGGGGATTAATGAAGCTATTAAAACCTTCCCAGCTTTTGGACAATCCATCGTCTTGTTCGGTATAAAACTTTGAACACTTTGCATTTGTTGCGTCAGCGCAGGGATCTAAATCAAACGGACCAAAACGCCAATTGAGCTTGTCAAAAAACTCTTGGGGAGTTGCCCACTGTCCCGTCTTTGATGAGAACATAACCAGTTTGGTATTCTTATCCATCTGTGCTCCCCAGTGCTCCATCACCGCGGGTGCTAATAGTCATAGGATAAGTATAGAGCGTGTCTTCGGTTGTTTCAACCGGTCTAAAATGAATCACCGGTGTCATTACTATTTGTGCTATCTTATCTCCCGGTGCAACAACCTGCAAACTACTTCCAACGTTGTGTAGGTTAATAAACACTTCTCCGTCGTATCCAGAATCGACAACACATGCACCAACTATAAGAGACTTTTTAGCTGCAACGCTACTTCTGTTTTTTACCTCCAGCATATATCCGTGAGGCACTCCAAACTTTAATCCAGTTTCAAGAATCTTGCTATCTCCCGGGTTTAGTATAACGCTGACGGGATTCTCAGGCGAATAAAACACATCTAATCCCGCGTCGGATGGGTTCGCTCTCATAGGGTTTAAAGCATTTGAGCGCACCTTTGCATATTCAAGAATCATTAGGTTCTCCGCCGCTAATCATTTCAAAGTTTTCTACCACTTCATCGATATTATACTTTTGCTTGAAAAGGCGATATGCTTTTACTGCTGCTCGAATCTCATCTGTATTAAGCCATCCATTTTCACGGAATTCTGTTCGAAGTTCTCGCTTTTGCTCCTGATATGGTTCGATGCATTCTTCGATTGCCGCCAAGGAGCGAATGTATTCCTTCACGTATTGTTTCTTTTGGTCGTTTGTTGTGGCCATTAGGCTCTCCTTTATTACTCTAATAATATACCCGATTGGGAACTGTTTGTCAACAGTTTATTATGCTAATAGTTTAAATGTTTTACCAATAGCATAAGTTGAAAAGCCCCAATTCGCATCATAATTTAAACGTGCGAGATATGGACGATTCAAGTGAATACGATCTTTCTCTGGTTTAACACCCCAGCAACGAATCTTTGTTTGTTCGTTGTTAGAATCGATAACATTCACAATCCAATAATTTTTGCCAGTCTTTGTTTTTCTCGCTATAATCTCTCGCGGAATAAACCAGCAAACCTGCAACTCTTCGTCAAACTCTGAGATTGGTGGTATGTATTTTTGGTGTAGCCTCTCGATCGTTTCGGTGCTGATGACCAGATTGATAGGGAACACACCAGTAAGATCGGTCTTGAACTGGATAATCTCTTCTTCTGAGAAGTCTCCTTCTGGTTTGTATAGCTCAACGTTCTCTGTAAACTTCTTTAGATTCTTTGGTCGCTCAACAATGCAAGCTGACCAGAAGTGTTTACGTCCCGTAAAGCGATCATCCACAATGTTATCTAGTGCTCCACCTCTGCATAGAGCGTCCAATGCTTTTTTGTTCAACTTACTGTAAGATATTCCTTCGCGAAACAATAAGTCTTCCGCATTCATGAAGGGTCGATTATCCAATACCTGCTCGATAGCAGACATACCCAGCCCCTTGATTGATGTGAGCGGTTGGATAAGAGTCTTGCCATCCTCACTAATCTCCCACACTGTTCCTGATTTGTTGACGTCAAGAGGCGCAATGTCAAATCCATACTTCTTGGCAATATTAATTGCCTTCTCTTTGCGACTCTCAGGTTCCTTGTCCAAGAACGCAGCCATCCACTCAGCCGGATAGTAGTTCCATAACCAAGCACACTGGAACGAAATAATACTATAAGAGACAGCGTGTGATTTGTTGAAGCCATAGCCTGAGAAGTATTCAAACTTATCCCACAATGCTTGTGCTTCATCACGTCCGATATTGTTTTCTCCGCAGCCCTTGATAAATTTATCATGTAGTTTGCCCTTGACAGAACCTTTACCGGTTCCTTTCTTTGTCAACACCTTGCGCAGCATGTTACCTTCATCGAGTGTCAAGCCGCCAAGCTTGTGTGCCAGTAGTGCAATTTGTTCTTGAAAGATTAGGAACCCAAAAGTCTCTTGTGTGATATCGTGTGCGTCATCATTAAGATAATTGATACGATGAGGACTTTCTTTTGCCTCAACATATTCGTCGTGCACATTCGCAGATAAAGGACCGGGACGATAGATAGAAGTAATAGCAGACACATCAATAATGTTACGTGGCTTTGCACGTACACAAAACTTCTGTGCACCTTGTTCTGTAAACTGAAAGACTCCTGCCCACTTTCCTGTGTGAAAGATGTTTTCATAAACCTCTTGGTCATTTAAATCTATCACATCTGGATGCAGATATTCTTCGTAATACTCTCGAACCTGTGTGAACGTTGGTTCTTCAATGTCGTGGTGTCTGCGAAGAATGTGATAGATCGCACCCTCCATCATCTTTAGTGTTGAAAGACCAAGAAGATCAAACTTAATGAACCCCATCGGCTCAAGGTGTCGAACGTTCTGTCCTTCTGCCCACGGAGCCTGACGAACACCGCCAGAGTTAATCAGTGGCATGTTTGTATCAAGGTTCTCTGCTATGACAACACCGCCCGCATGTCGTGAGCAAGAACGTACCTGACCAACAAGACCTTCTACGTGTGTTTTAACTGCTGGATATTTATTAAGGTACGCTTGCAAAGTTGATGAGAATTCCATCACTTCTTCCCATGTGGGTGCATAAACCCCTGCCTTAACACCATGCTTCTGTTTAGCCGCCGGCGTTGCCTCACGGATCATAATAGAGGTAACAGTGTTGACCTCGGTAAAGGGAATGTTATAAAGCTTTGAAATATCCTTGATCAAGCTTTTAAGCTGCAATGTATTCCAGTTTGAGATTGGTGCTACGCAGTCTGCTCCCCACATCTCTACCAGCTTTTCTTTGAGTGCCATTGAATCTGATACATCGTAATCGATATCTGGATAGTCTGTAGCATCTGAACGCAAGAAGCGAGAGAACAGAAGTCCGTGTTTGATTGGGTCTACCTGGGTAATGTTTAACGCATATGCAACCAGAGAGCCGGCTGCAGATCCTCGACCGGGACCGGGTAACATCATTCCCGTTGCAACATCAACGATAGACTTCATTGTAAGAAAATACTTTGAGAACCCTCGGTCATCGATGACGTGTAACTCTTGTTTGAGTCGATCTGTATACTCTTTGTTTGTGTGCAGTCCCTTGTCTTTGAGTCCTTCGAGTGCATAGTTTACCAATGCTTGTGTGGCTGTAAAGCCAGCAGGTACTACGAATTCGGGGAGGCGAACTGTATTGTCGGGCAGGAATGACTCAATACGATCGAAAGCGATCCGATGAGACTCCTCAATACTTTTCAAGACTACATCGTCATCATACTCAAACCCCGTGGATTGCGAGTACTCCTTGTAGCTTTTCCAGATTTGGTCACCATTCTTGGGATACAACTCGTATCCAATTTCCTCAACACCATCAGGTAGTTGAGACTCTTCCTCAGCCCATGAGGGTCGACCCTTACCAAGCCAACCAAGACGCTTGTAAAGCTCTCTGTCCTTCCAAGCGTCAGGGTTGGGGTAATGGCTGTCGGCTGTAGTGACCAGTCCAACGCCAAACTCTTGAGCAACTTGAATCACATATTGGTTGAGTTCATGTTGCTCTTTAATATTGTTCCACTGGATCTCGGCATACCACCGATCACCAAAA